TACTGTCCAAAACTTATCAGCGGTAGCACAAGATGCAGATACTTCAGTATTGAAATCAATATCTTTATCTGATGCTCGAGTTGCACTCCCAAAAGAAACAGCCACGCTTGATGCACTAATGGAATATCCATAACGGCCAGCGCCATAGAATCCAGAATCTTCACCATAAGGACCAGTTGATCCAGATGGTGAGTTAGGACCTGTATTACCATGAATAGATGTATCTGCTGAAAATTTACCAACTGCAGTTCCATACTTAAAATCAAGATAAAACACAAGTCCGGAAGGAAGGTTCATCGGTTGAACAGAAACTAATTCCTGTGCAACGATGTTACCGAATACTCGACGAACAAGCGGAAGTGCTACTCCAGACCATTCTTCATCACCTACACCTGTACCGGCGCTTGGGGATGTTTTAGAAGCTTCTGATAAAAGTTGACGTGCCTGGTTTTCTAGCAATACTGCCATACCAGAGCGTTGCCACTCACCATCCATACCTTCTAAAAGTCCAGATTTTTCCCACTTGGTTACGAGTTTTTGTGATTCTTCTTTCTGCTTCCGTATAGGGGAAGGGTCAAGAAGAGTTTCATTTACGTAATCACTCATTATCGTTCTCCAAATTTAATGATTAATCTTTTAAAATTCCAGCCAATTTCTGAAAACGACTTGCTATTTGATCTTCCTCAGTAATTATTTTTTTCTGAGGAGCAGTCGTTCCAGTCTTACGGCTGGCTGATTCCTTAACGGTTGATTTCTTCGTAACAAAACCGGTATCTTTAAAGGATTCTGCAAGAGTACTATAGACCAACTTAATTTCACGAGTCGTTTGAGCTCTGTCAAACGTTTCAACGATTTTAAGTTTCTGGTCATTACTCAAACCAAATTCTCTAAATAAACGGTTAGTATAAAGAAGTTTAGCATTAAGGATGTTAACTTCATGAAGCTTATCACGTAAATACGTAATAGCTTCTTTATATTCACTAAGCTCTGATTGCAATTGATCAACATGTTCGTTTTTGTCTTTATCAGAATCTTCTTCTTCTTCAGACTCATCTTCAGAAACGGTTTCTTCATTTTGACGAACTACATTCCCGTCCTTAGCTCTTTTTTCAGCTTTGGTTCCGGAATATTCGTCAAGTTCTTCTTCAGAAACGGTTTCATCATCTTCAGAAACAACTTCACCGTCAGCTTCAGCAATTTCTTGCTCCAGCTCACGAATTACTGCTTCTAGATCGAGGTCTTCATCTTGTTTAAGATCTTCTTCACCTTCATGTTCTTCTTCAGATACGATTGGTGCATATTTTACACCATCAATTTCAATGATTTCAGATTCATCATATCCAAGACCTTCATCTTCTTCTTCAGGTTCTTGTTCAACTTCTTCTTCATCACCGGCATCAATATCAATATCGAATTCTTCTTCATCATCTTCATCATACTGACGAGCTATATCTTCAGCGGTTTCAGGGTCTTTAACATCTTCATCTTCATCATCCGTAAAAGGATCTTCTTCTTCTTCATCCTCAGCAAGTTTTGCTGACAACATAGATTTTAGATGAGGAGTGAAAGCTTCTTCTAACGCCATCTTAGCATTCTGAAGTGCGGTTTCACGAACAGCTTTTGCATCTGCAATAGCTTCTTTTAATAAATCAGACATAATATGTCTCCAAACTATTTTTTATAGTGGAATAAAGTTATTCTGGAACTTTAATTGAGGTTAGAATGTTTAGACACCGTAAAAAATCCACGGTGTATTTAAGTTATATATAAATATAAGAAAAAATGAAAAAGAAAGTCTAATTGAACTGTTTACTTCTAAGTTTCCCCATTTTTTTTCTCCTTCTTCGTTTAATTGATGGTTTTTCATAAAATTCATTTTCACGCAACTCTTTTAATAAACCTGAATTTTTCACACGTTTTTTAAATTGAGCTAAAGCCTTATCAACATTATTATCTTTTACTTTTACATATAAACGAGTATTTTTATATTTCTCAATTTCTCTATCTTTTCGTCCTCCCATACTATAACCCTTTAATTTTCTTCTTCAACTAATTGCCCTTCAGATAAACACCCACGTGCTACTGCAGTATGAGCATCTTCAATTAATACTATTTCAGATATGGGTATAGGGAATTCTGTTTGGTCAAATTGTTCATTAAAAACATCTAAAAATCCTTTAACCAAAGATGTCCCCCCACCTATAACTATTGGCACAGGCTTGGGAAAGTTAGGAACATTTTCCACACCTTCAAATTGAACTCTTAAGTTCGTTAATAAATAATTAACAAGAGCACCATAATAAGAACGAATTGCAATTAATACATTAGCTTCATCAGTTCCTTCTTCATAAATATCTTGATATACTGACTTTGATAAATCAAGTGTTTTGGATGACTCCTTAATATATGTTACTTTTGCTCCTGATACTCCCGTATCTACTGATACATTATCGTCAACCCAATCACCACCACGAGCTACACTAAATGATAAAGCAGTCATACCTTGATACATCACACAGATATTACAATTATGAACAAATATTCCAGAATCAATTGCAAAATTATGATATTTATCAACTGTCATATCATATACATCTTCTTCAATATTTAATTGTTCAATTTTAACTAATTTATGATTATAGTTTTGATTTGTTTGATTACTAAACCCTTTTTTATAGTGTTTTTTGTAACCATCACCCTTCAACCCTTTATTCCAGGGTATTCTACCTTTACCAAAAACACCTTTATTATAATCAATATGATGAATTATTTCATCTTTTAACATATTTTCATTATTATGTTGTTTCCAAACTAATCTATGTTCATTATTCCATTTTTGAGTTTTATTATTCCATACTTTTCTATATTTTCCATCATATTCTTGCCTGTATAATGGCATCAATGAATCACCCACTTCTAATTCTTGCGCTTCCTTAAATTGTCCATCTCTTACCATAATCAAATGATCTGGTGTGCAATCTAAGTATTCATCATTATCAAACCACAACCTTAACATTTTATCTGTCGTTTTAACTTTATGTGGATTCCAAGCTAATCCAGGAACAACTTGACCATCTTCTTTAGATGAATATACCCAAAACTTTTCATCCGCATGATTTTCTGCAAGTTCTTTTATAGTTTTGGTTTCACCATTCAATAATGGTATCTTTGTATCACCTCTTAAACACATCCCCGCACCCATAGAAATTGCTACACCCGTAAGTTCTGAATCAACCAATCCTTCATATCCTAATGCAACTGGTTCTTCAATTTTCTTTGCCTCATAACCATATTGTTCAATGATAGTTCTTAATACATCTTCATGATATAATACTTCCCTATTTGCATCAATTGGTTTTGCTGGAACACAATATACACAAGTTTCATTTTCTTTTGCTTTTCCTAACAACTCTCCAATAATGGCATTTAAAACTGGCAAAGAATCCTTTTCAGTTGGATTTAACAAACCACTTCTCATCGGTCTTCGTAATTTAGCAGCAGAAAATATCTGTGCATAATTAAAAGCATGTTTACCGACAATATGAACTTTACCACCTTTTTCTACATATGGAATGCCTTGTCGTTTTAACATTCTCCTAACTTGAGCAACTTCACCATCAACAGTCAAAAATGCATTACGTTGTTTTTTAATTGTGTCTTTTGTAGCGGCTATGTAAAATGATGTTCCGCAATCTAATCCTTTAGCCATATTATAACCCTCTTAATTTTTTTAATTTATGTTTTTGGGTTTTTACTTTACCCTTAATAACTTCATCAGACTTAACATATGCTGATGTTGGTTTCTGTGTATTTATTTGTTTTTTCATCTTTATATCAACATGTTCAATTTTCTTTTTTGGTAAATCTACTTCAACCGCAGATGATTGTGTAGTAAATAGTTTCTTCGGCTGATAAAATTTGTTTAATAAAAGATAAACAATAAAACCAATTTGCCACAATATAAGTGAACAAAATATGAACTCTCTAACCATCTCCCTTAACAGCCTTAGTAACAGCAGCTCTACGCTTCTTCAAATAAGCATCACTATCATCAGAATCACCATCGTTATCCACATCATCATCTTCTTTACCCACAGCATCTAAAGCCTCCTCAATATCATAATAACGATTAAGAATATTTCCCATATCTTCATAAAGAGCAGATAATCTTTGATTAACATTATTTGCTTCGAGAGCAGTTTTCTTAAAATGAGAAGTCAAACCCTTCAATTCTTTCATATTACGTTTAACACTTACACCATCAAACCAATCATCAGTTTCAGAAAGAACATGATTTTGAGCAGCCTCAGCCATCTGTGCTAATTGTTTGGCAACTTCAATAAGATTATTGTTATTATAAAGTTGTTTACCAATTCTTGAATAATTTTTAACTGCTTCAATTACTTGAAATTTATTAACTTCAGGTTTTTCTTGTGTTAAAGCATAATCTTCAACTATTTTTGCAAATTTAATTTGTTTCATAATACTGTCCTATCTGTAAACAACCTATCATATTGTTCTTTAAGAGGATGTTTTGATTCTGTTTGTGTCAATTTTTGACTAATTTTTTGTTTTACAAATCTATCTGCTAAATTCTTTTCTTTACTATATTTAGCACTTTCCCATTTCTTTTGTAATGATTTTGGTAAATCTATTTCACTTAAACCATTATTTACAAATGAAGTAATTCTCCGTACATCAACATTCGGTATCTTACGATATCTATATTCTTCCAAACCCTTTAACCATTTATAAACTTCTTTTACAGCAATTCTTTTATTAACGGATTCTTTAATTGTAGGTTCATCATCTTCTGGTTCTTCATCATCCACATCATCACCACCTACTGGATCATCTTCCCAAGCATCTGCATCAGTTTTACCCGTTGGTTTGGCTCTACCTTCTTCATCATCCCAGGCATCTTCGGGGTCACCAGCAGTATCATCTGGTTCTCTTGTTCCTTCAGGTGGATCACCTTGAAAATCTGCATCTGTTCCCGTATCTCCACCAAAACCACCAGTTTTACTTATAGCAGTTTTCTTTGGTTCAGCTTTTGGT